AAGCAGCAGGAGGGTGGTCGCCGTCGCAAGCACCGCAAGTCCCGCCGCCACTCGCGCAAGCAGTAAATTAGAACTTGATTAAACAAGTCTCTACTGCTTTTTTTGGTTTTTTTGCTTTGGGTTGAGACCCAGGAAGCCAGTTTTGTATGTATAGTTCTCTATGTAGTTCATGTCCTCCATAGAGTCGAATACCTTCTCGATGTTTTGCCGTCCCGTATCCGTTGGAAGAACATAAATGATATCGCTCTTCGCATTCTGGATTCTTTTGACAATAATCGTGAATCCACTCATCATGTGCCACTTTGGCAAGAATCGATGCGGCAGCAATTGCCATGTATTGATCATCGCCTTCGATAATTAATTCTTGCGGGCCGTCCCATTTGTCCAATGAAAGTACACCATCAATTAACAGACGACAATTACTACGATCCACACCAGGTACAGCGTGAAAGGCGCGACGGAAGGCCTCTCGGTTAGCCCACTGAATCCCATGTTTGTTGATCTCTTCCGCTCCTACGATTCCCACACCCCATTGAGGAATCTGTTCTTTGATTTCTTTGGATAGTTTGGCACGCTTCTTAACGGCTATTTTCTTGGAATCGCGTAATTGCGAGAATAGATTGCGTTGTAGTTCAGTTGATTCACTGGGAATCACCACGGCACCGGCTACAATGGGTCCCCAAAAGGAGCCTCGTCCGGCTTCATCAATTCCAATTTCTAAGAGGGAGTCGTCGGTAAAGCGTGAAGCAAGCAACGCATGCGCCATGTGTATCATTTACACAAAAGGGAAAGTCTATCAATTTTTAGAAAAAGAATCGCAGAAACAGTAGAATGATCCTCAAGCTATCGATATTTGGTCTATTTATTCTTCTAATTGTAGTCCTTACCATATCGTATTATACACAGTTGGAGGGATTTGATAACGCAAGGCCAGCAGCAACTACGCCAGTAAGCTCATTGACAGATGGACAGGCCGTTCGTTGTACGATTGATGCCAAGGAGGGAAAAGGAGCCAATACTGCCGTGTATCGATATACAAAGTCCGATGGTAAACTTCATTGGTACCCGAATCCGGCTATCGCAAGCAGTTGGGATCCCAATTGGCAGAACTTTATCCAAGTTCCTGATTGCTCTTCATTAACGGCGGGTGCGAATATGGAGCTAAATAAGGGTCCACTTGGATTACAAGGACCAGAGGGACCAATGGGACCACGAGGACCCAGAGGACATACAGGACCCGCAGGACCAATGGGGCCGGCGGGACAACCAGTACCGGCTACTGGTTCAGATCTTTCCAAGGGATCTTCGATTGTCCCCTCATCCGGTGCGGGACCCGCTTCTGTCCGAGCAAATGACCCAGTAGCACCCACGGGCGCATCAACGCCTCAGCGAAACGACATTCAATCGCAAGTGGCACTCAGTGATACGGGGTATAATGCCATGGATCTCAAACAGAAGTCTGATTTATTAAGCAGTATTCAGAAGATGTTTCGAAATGAACTTCTAGCGAGCCGTTCTACGGATTCATCAACAATTGACCCTGCGTCGTGCTCGTCTTCTGTCTCTAGTTCAACACAGCAGGGGAATGAATACATTGAGATGAGTCAAAAGGACCCTTCTAATTGCTCTGCGGGACATGATATGTCCAAGTATATCAAGAAGGATTCGATTCCATGCTATGGATGTGCCCTTGATTATTAAAATCTAAGATAAATGATAAGATAGTAGGATGATTGCGTTCTTATCATTACTTTTTGTGCTAATCGTCATTTTCCTTATGACATCATCGCAGAAGGATAATTTTACGGATGTACCCAAAAATACGGTAGCCATTCCAAAGATTCCGCAGGCTACTTCTCTTCTTCCGGATCCCATCAAGGAAAATCCATCGTCTAGCACCGCCGTGGCAGAGGTTGTGCCTTATACACTTCCAGGTGAACTACCACTTGCCCCCTATGGACAAGTGGCAACCATGAGTCCTCTCCCGTACCAGGATACGACCATGATCAAGGCCAATCGTCAACAGATTGTATCTCTCCTGGAAATGACGAAGGGATTCTTGGCATTTGAGGCACAGGAACTAGCAGAGAAATCAGACCCGTCCATTCAATTGCCATTGAGTAATGCGCGCAGTGATTTACAGGTTCTCCAGAATGCGGTAGATTTGTTAAATCGTAATCCGGGTCTTCAACCATCGATGTCTCTTACTACGTTGAATGAAATGTCAGCAAATGTGGCATATTTACAAGAGCAAGTTCGTCTGTCGGGTTCGGCAGGAGCGCTCCATGGTCCAACTCCAGTGGAAGGATTTGTGGATGCGAATGGAAAGGCAACCATGGAGGATTTGACAGCATTTGTAGCACGTATTCAGGGTGAAATCATTCGTTTATCGGCCAGTGCTACTACCGATCCGATCGTTACCTTGCGTGTGAACGCACTGACGCAACTCAAAAATGACGTTAAAGCTATCATTAAGAAAGTGAACAATAAAGCTATGGCCGTGGATGACATTCCAATTCTAAAGGCGGACATTGACAAGGCGTTTCCAATTCTTGGAAATCCGAATCAACCATTGCCCAAGGTGATTAAAACCCTAGGTCTTCACCCAGGATTGGCCAATGTTCTCCCTGCGAATGTACAAAAGGATCCTGAAGTTACTCAGCAAATTAATTCATTGCTCGATAAGTATGCGGATCAAATTATCAATGGCGTGAGTGCTTCGTTTAGTGTGAAGTATACGTCTCCAAATGAAGCGGCGACAGGAAGCGGTAACCTATCGGAATCACAGCGTGCGGCAGCATCTACCATTGATCAATCTGGATTCCCTTCTATGGCGGATTTGAATAATGCGTCAAATACACAATTTATGCCGAATGGCGGACCGGCCCCTGTGACGGATCGACTTGCTCCGAAGCCGGCGGACATGGGTCGTGGTCCATCACAATTTGATTGGAAGCAACGTGCGAAGGAGATTGAGGCACAGGTAAAGAAACGTGGTCTGAAACCGAGCGATTTTGGAATTATGCCAGAGGGGACAAAGACGTCTGACGAGTTTTCATGGAAGGGCTACGCGCGTATGATGTGTACACGGTTACAAGCGACGCCTGATCCGGCACTGGGGATTACATGTGGTTGCCCGCCGATGGATTGGCAGGGATGGCGCATTGCAAAATAAAACATAGGATCAGAGATGGCCTATATTGTTGAATCAGATGTCATCATTCGAGCCGTTGATAAACCGTTTCCGAATCGCGTCGTCATGGGAGCGTTCCCTACGGCAGATATGGCGTACCAATTCATTGAAAAGTATTTGGCGGATACAAAAGACCTTCACACGTATTTTACCCGTCAGAATCTATGCTCAAAGGAAGAGTATGAATCATTCATTTCCGGTGAGCGCATTGTTGCGTTCAATATCGTGTTAGGTCAATTTGAAGACATGATCTATGTTCGAAAAGAATAATGATATAGAATAGAATGAAAGGTCAAGAATTGTATGTGTTGCTCTTTGTTATTGCCGCATTTATCGCTGCGATTGTCACAGCGGTGAGTATGTTTCAGAAGTCACACTATCAGGATTATCAGGAGGAGGGATTTTCAGGATCGACTGAATATATCTTTGCGGGAGTTGGAATTGCGGTTGCCTTAATATTCGCTGCTCTTAAGGGTTTTACAAAGGTGCTTGATAGTTAATAGAAATAGGTATTGTTATAAATATCTCATTTATAAATAAATGAAAGAGATATTTGAAGTTATTGGGTTATTATTACAACTATTAGCTACACCATCTGGATTTACGGTTTTTATTATTATACTTGCCCTATTCTTAACATATCTAGCGTATAGTAAATATAGCAGATTTCAAGATTATGGACAGCCAGATGAAAAAATCGTCATTGTTTTACCTGTTGCGATTCTAGCCGCAATCGTCATCTTTTTATTGATGGCGAAGTGTGTTAAAAAATAAGTGGAATGATTCCGTCATTTCTATGGTATAACAAAATAAAATTGTCTATCCTAATAGAAATGTCAAGTGCTGTTACAAAATCGATCAGCAATGTGATGGGTTGTCTTCTTCCTTTTTTGATCGCCTGTGCGTTTGTAGCAGCTGCGTATTTTGGTGTAAAAGCTCTTACACAACCCTATCAAGACTATGAGTCGGAAGAAGGATTTGTTACGGCAAGTCATGGATTTGGATACTTCTTGTTAGTATTGGGAGGACTTATCGCACTTTCTGCGTTTTTCATGGATGGAAATGCGGGTCAAGTCGTTATACCGCTAGGATTCGGTGTCGCCATGTTGGGCACGTTATTTCTAAAGTAATCTAGTAGAATGACACCGTCAACCTTTCATTTAGTAGGAATCTTTGTCGTGGGTCTAATCATCGGCCTGTTCCTTGCGAAACAATTGAAGCTCGAAGGGTTTCAAGATGCGAGAAGCATGTGTAACAGTTGCGGGGAAACCTCGCCATGCGAATGCCCCAAACCCGCACCTCGCCCCATCAGTCCGGCGTGCCCTGAGTGCAAACAGCCCGATATGAATAAATATGTTCTCAAATCTTCCATTCCGCCTTGCCCCACCCTGCCTGACATGAGCAATTACATCCTGAAGAGCGAGTGTCCGCCGGTACCGGATCTAAGCAATTATGTTCTCAAGTCATCGATTCCCAAGCAGAATCCTGTGATTTTGGATTGCTCAAAGTGCCAGAAGCCAAGTGGCGAATGCCCGCCGTGCCCTCGCCCTCGTTGCCCTGAGGTGAAGTGCCCTGCGCCAACGAAATGTCCCACATGTGCCCCGTGTCCGCGTCAAAGTTGCCCTCCGGCTGTGGTGAAGTGTAAGGCAGAAGATGTCGTACCCGATTCGAATTCGGTTGTGCGTCCGTATCTGGCCCCGTTAAGTTATCGTGGATTTGGCATGAATTAATATGTTGATTATTATCATTATCTTGTTAACAATCATTGTGAACAAGATATAGAGGAATGGACACGCGGTTCTGGGGTCCATCGGGCTGGAAATTATTTCATTTAATCACGTTTGATGATTCCAATCGATCATCTGTGAGTTTGGCTAGATTTTTAGAAACGATCCCATATATTCTACCATGTAAGTTTTGTAGAACATCGTTAACGGATTACTATCGTCAACACCCATACGAAGTCAATGGAAAAATGGATTCGAAACTTGATCTTAAGAAATGGATGTATACCATTCACAACTGCGTAAACGAAAAATTAAGAAAGCAAGGACTTCACCCCGCGACGGATCCGACGTATGCGCAAGTCAAGAAGTATTACACTGAATTTAAGAAAGAATCGTGGGATCAACAATTATTAAATCTGTGGGATTTTCTGTTTTCGGTAGCGTATCATCATCCGAAAGAGTCGTCGGTTGGTTCGGAACCGATGCCTGAATGTCCGCCTGAGATAAAGAAGTGTAAGGACCCAAATGAACTGAATAAATGGAACGTTCTTCCATGGAAGAAGCGAATGCACTGGTATCGTTCATTCTGGGTCTTTCTTCCGGCTGTATTACCGAAGGAGATTCGTACGAGATGGCAGAAACTGGAACAAACGAATCCGCCTCAATGGGATAGCAGACGTTCGATGATGGCATGGTTATGGCGGATGCGATGTGGATTGGATACTGAGTTTAGTGACCCATATACGTCAGTGTGTCATCGAATTAAGATGTATTCAAGTGATTGTGGAAAGAAGGGTGGGATTACGTGCAGACGTACGCGAAACACACGTCGAAAAACGTTGAGAAAAACAAAATAGGAAAGTAGGGAATGGAACCATTCTATTCACAATTGATTGTCGTAGCCACCTTGGTTATCTTGGCGGCCTTGTTTACGGTGATCAAGTTTGATACCTGGCAAACCACATTATTAGTAATCCTGTTTTTGATTGGAATGAACTATTTGATCATTTTGACACTGGATCGATTAACAACGATCAATTATGGAAGCATCAGTGAAGGATTCGTATCTGAAAATTCAGATGCTGCGCTTTCAAAGTACGAATGGTTAAGTAATGATGATCTGTTTGATGATTTTTATGCGTCCGTGTTTACGAAGTTGACACAGAATGAGAATCTGATCCAGGCAGAAACGGCGATCTGTCTGGAAGAGTTTGCGCGAAATACACCGAAGGAACAACTGAATGTCTTAGATGCGGGATGTGGCATTGGAATTGCGACGTATGCATTGGCAAAACAGGGCGTGGGACATGCGGTGGGAATTGATAAGAGTCAAGCAATGATTCGATATGCGAAGGGAACGACACTGGAGAGTACAACGTTGACGGAAACGGAGCGCCAGAATGTGGAGTTTCGTATGTTTGATTTAATGGGACCGGGTGCGGCGGGTGCGGCAGAATTCACGAATGCCTGTATTTTGTATTTCACGATCTATTATTTCAAAGATCTGGATACTCTCTTTCGCAATTTAGCCTTGTGGGTGAAACCAGGCGGATCGCTGGCAATTGAGATGGTAAACAAATACAAGTTTGATCCGGTTCTGGATTCAAGCAATCCATGGGTAGGAATCAGTCCACAGAATTATGTCAAAGAGCGCCTGAAGAAATCGAAGGTAGTCTTTGATAAGTTTGACTATGAAGCAACATTTGAGTTGGAGGATGATACGAATGCGGAGTTTCGAGAAACGTTTCAATTCAAGGATGGATCGACGAGAAGGCAGAAACATACGTTAACGATGCCGAGCATGTCGGAGATCATCAAAAAAGCACAGAGAAATGGATGGAGTTACACCAAATATGTGGATTTGATGCCGTTGTCTTTTCAATATGGTTATTTGCTGTTTTTCACACGAAATGCGGAATGACGACGTTTGCGTGTTTTAGTTGCATTACGCCCGCCTTTCTTCACAAATTGTGCTTGACGTTCCGCAAATTGTGCTTTTCGTCTGGCATGTTGGTTCTTATGTTGTGCTAACATGCCAGATGCCCTTTCCCATGTTTCGTTTGTCATACCCCTTGGGCGCGTAAGACCTTCCATACGAGCATACGCCTCTTCATCAATACTATCTAGGTTTTGTTGTAATTTTTTAGTCTGTGTATTACGAAAAGCATTTGCTTCATCCTGCGGCTTACGAGCATTTGCGAGTTTCTTATTTCTCAAAGTACGCGCGTTGTATTTATATTGATATTCAAGACCCATGTTGTTGGAAGAGCGAGTAGACATACTATCTTGTTGCTCTTGACCAGGTTTTGGATGTAATAAAGTGGCATGTCTCTTAGGAAAACGCATAGGAGGGGCATTCTTTTTGATGATAGCACCGGGTGGAACTTGTGAATAGGGAACATTCTTAACACCGATCATCGGGTTAGAGAATACCATACGACCTTGAACCATATTCATTATCCATACATCAGGAACAGTTTCGACTGTAAATCTGCCAGTTGTAGAAGATTGGCTCATTTCTATTTATGACGTCGAGTCTTTTTGGAACGCATTACAAACTGTTTACGCGTGCCGCCTTTTTTAGAAAGAGCAAGACGTACTTTTGCTAATTTGGAGGCATTATTTGGATTGGCTAACGCCCCTTTCGCATTTTTAGGACGAGATTTAATATTAGCTTCTTCTGCCTCTAATGATGGTTTATTCCAGGTAGAGTAATCATCCTTTGATTTTGGCTGTGCGGATAGAATATCACGCATTTCTTCGGCTTCACGACGCGTAAATGCCTGCTCCGCAGTCTCTTTGGAACGATTCGCTGCCATCGTGGAGGTGCTGAACTCTTTCAAAGTGAGAACATAGATTTTACCGTCTTTGACAATTTTAGCCATTTGTTCATTAGGCTCTAATATCTTATCTTTCATAAAACTATCGGCGGCGCTATCATCCGTAGGACGCATCGGATATAAGGTCGTCATTCTACTAGAATATAATATAATGAGTAAAGCCGTATACGAATAATCAGAACACATTCATTTGGAAGGTTTATTGTTTCGCAGAAGTATTCGAAGATGTGGCCTTTTGTGCTTTTGCAGACGCCGATAGTTTTGTTCCTGCGTTATTGGCTACATTTAACCCAACTTTTCTGCAAATAAGAACATATCGTTTTTGTTCTTCGCTGTCTAATGGGATTGTTTTATGTAATAGATCATATTTGGTCATTACACGATGATATTCCTGCCACGCCTGACCTTTCGTCAAATAGTTGACGCGCTCTTCAAGTGTTTTAGGAGGTACAACAAATGGCGTTTTTGTGCCATCTTTTAGTATAGTATCAATACGTTCGATAATAGAATACATGCGTTGTTTATCGGAGGCATCGTTGATAGACTGACCCACATCAATCACTTCTTTATGTTTTGCGTATAATTTCTCATAAGCATCTTGAACCTCTACCATATCCATTTGATCAATAGCTTTATTTGTGTTGTATCGAGTGGAAGGTCCTTTCTTTACCTCTTTGGTGATAGGGGCGTCCCATTGTTGAAAGGCAATCGAATTGTCAGGATTCAGAACGACTCGATTGTTTTTGATGTCGGGGACAAAAATCTGTATGCTCATCTCTAATACGATAGGATATTATCGTCTGAGTTTGCGTGTGGTACGCTTCTTTTTAGAGCGAAAGATGCGTGTAGAACGTTTACCGCCTTTTTTTACAGGAGTTGATTCTACATTAGCATTGTTCGCCCATGGATCAACACCTTCTTGAAAATTACGAGGTAAAACGGCAGGTGCTTCGGGTTTTGCCGCAGCTTGAAGAAATGGATTATCAGACGATTGTACCATATTCGATACAGCAGATGATTCATTTTTAAGAAATGGATTTGAATCATTTACTGGCTCATTTGATACAGTATTGGGTACAACCTCTGCCGACATATCATCCGTATTCACGGTTACAGTTTTGGTTTGACCATTGGGGCCCTGTACGGTTACCGTAAAGATAGGCATCTCTAGTATTCTTACTGAAAATTATTTACGTTGTTTACGTGATTGCCGTGCTTTACGAAGTGTCTTACGTTTTTTGATGCGACGCATGCCTCCAGTTGGTGGCACGACATTTGTCGCAGCAGCTTCTGCTGCCTGCTTAGCAGCAACTCTATTAGCAGCCTGTTCCCATTTAGATTTGGGTTTTGTGGTAGATACTAGTTCTGAAGGGGTATCTACTTGTTTGCTCATCGCATTTAATGCTTTTTGTGCTTTACGTGTAACAACTGGTTTCTTGGCAGATTTTCCATATACATTGTTTTGTGTAAGTGTGGGAGTTCCTTTGTTCCGTGGATCGTTCTCTGCTGCGCTTACTGCCGTGGCCGCAACGCTAACATTCTCCGCTGCTTTGACAGAATTGGCAGTTTTTACAGTAACGGTTGTTTCAGTGCCATTACTTTTATTTCGAATAATAACATCATATTCGCCCATCTCTATATAAAAAACATATTATATAGATGATCCTTGATTTCTTTCAAAAAGGACTAGTACGGGGCTCGGCACGACTGCCGTTTGATCCGGAAAAAGCATATGCGTACGTGGAACATCCAAAAGAAGGATGGCGAGTCTACCTGCGTTCCTGTGTATTTCTCCATCCGATGGATGAGCCTTTCCAAAAACAACATTTCTTGGTGGTCAAACGAACAGGAGCGCGAGCGACTACCGCCGCGTGGGAACCTCCAAAAGGGCAAATGGAAGGAAAAGAACTTAGTACACGTATCTCCATTCTAGACGCACTCAAAGAGAATGTCTTACGTGAAACGGAGGAAGAATCGCATATTACGGAAATAGAACGCTTACATCATACTGGACTCGTATTTCAATCACAAGAAACGAATTATCCATCCAATCATTATTTCCAATATCATATTTTCCAAGGGTATCTTACATTGGAACAAGTGAAGCAATCAATTGATACATTTGATTGGATGAAAGAACACAAAGAAGCGGTAAAGCGATGGCGACGTGACAGAAAAGAAAAGGACGCAGTGGCCTGGTTTTCTCCTCGCTTGACTCGTGTGAATCCGAGATGGTGTCCTGACATTGTAGCGTTGTATCTTCAACACATCTAATGACGTCGAGTGCGTCTTTTAGCATGGTTACGTCGTCGAGTTCGTCTTCGTCTACCACCTGTACCTGGAATGTGTTTCATGAAATAAAGACCATAGGATTGACCCTCTAGTGGATATTCATATACCTCAAATCGTTTGGATTGCTGTAAGATAATACACAACTCGAATAAGGTAGCACGTGGACTACGATTGGCGCGTAATAATCCTTTTTGGACATCGTTTGGTAATAAGATCCGAATAGGATACGTACATGCTTGGTTTTGTAATAACATTTTAAAGGCGCATGAAACATATGTTCGATTTAATTTCTCTGTCCAATGTTCGGCGGCTAGCAGAATAAACGTATCGGCATTGTTCATCTTATTGTAATAAAAATAAGGAGCAATTAATTCAAATGTTCCAAGTACCACTTGTTTACATCCTTTCCCTGGGATGTTCGGAATAATTGTCGTTGGATCATAATGAAAATTAGACTCAACATATTTTCGCGTACTTTCTACACCATCAAAAAACGGCGCCATGTCACATTCTTCTTTTGTGATCAAGGAATCATAGGTCCAACATGCGGAAGGTTGGATATTTTTTATATTTCGTTCGTAATTCGTAAAGAAAGTAGGTCGTGAGATTAACCCATCATGAGTATTCATCCTATTCTCTCAAAAGAACATGATCGGGGCTCGCTATCCATTTTTCGTTGAATTTCAGCGCGCCCATCTTTTTTGAAATCATATGTACATTGGTGCTCCTGAGGGGGTAAATGTGAAATACATAGTAGCACTCCACATTTACATGTATGGGACAAGATGCCGAGTTTCTTTTTACATTGGGTACAGCGCAATTTCTTGGAATCGGACATGCTAACACCGTCTCTACTCCGCATGGGTTTATGTCAATGAATCAATTTTTAAAGATTATATTCATAATAGTAGAATGGAGTACCAAGTACATGTCTATGTATTCGATAATAATGAACAAGATTATATAGGCGATATTATTGTGAAAGAAGGTGAGACCATCGATACGGTTCACCTACATATTATGACGGATCTATTGGGTCCAATTATTGGATATAGTGTTCCGTTTGAGTTGACAGAGGTCCGTGTCACAGGAAAACGTTTTACAGATGAGGTTGATTTTCGTGATCCTACCAGGCTTTTTACAGACGCCATTCGGGAAGAAAATGAGGAGGCGGCAGAAGTGTTAAAATATGTTCATTTTGATCTAT